TCTTCTTCCATGTAATTTTTGGCGAGGTCATTGATGTGGTTTATACAGGCATCATATCCTCGGATTTTACCTGTTAGTTCTCGGTACTCGGGGTAGTCTTTAGCTCCACCCCCACTAAGAAATTCTTGCACAGAAGTTTTGTCTTCTATGATTTTATCTTTTAGCACGTCAAAGACGGTTTTAGCCATACTTAATTGCCTTTTGGTTTATTAGGTTGTCTCATTTTTAATAGGTCAAGGTCTAGCTGTGTGGTGTCTTTTCTACGTTGTGCAGCTTGTTGCGCACCAGCTTTACGCTCGTCTAATTCTAACTCAGCTTGTTCTATTTGCATTTTCATCTGAGCAAGTTGAGACTCTAACTCTAGTTTTTGTTGTGCAAGCTGTGCGTCTGTTTGATCTTTCATCATCTTACGTTGTGCTTCAGCTTGTTTTGCTTGTGCATCTAACTGATCTTTCTGTGCTTTACGTTGCACTTCTTGTAGCTTGGCTTGTACTTCTTGTTGTTGTAACTTGAACACAGGGTCTTGTGCTTGTTTTTGTGCTTGTTTTTGTGCCGCGGCTTGTTTGTGTTGTTGATTTAATTGCTTGCCACCTTCTGCTGCCATACGAGCTAGGTTTAATTCTAGGTCTTCTGTCAACTCTGCATTCGGTATTGGTAAATCCACACCAATCTTTTCTTCCATCTGCTGTCGATATAAGAAACCTAAATGTTCTGCTATGTGTGCTTGTACAGAAGCCACAATACGTTTGGCTTGTGGGTTTTGAGCTATCATCTGTGCAATCATAGGATCTTCTATAAATGCTTTGTGACAATCTATATGTGCTTGGTGGTCTTGGTAGATAAATGCTTTTACAGGTTTACCCATTAGTATAGCCATGTTCTCACTAATAGGATCAACAGGTTTAGCGTCGTCTATAGTTGGCACTAACTTCTCAGCATTCTTAACACCTAACACTTCGATCATCTGTCTATGTAGTTGTGGTAAGTCATATATCTGTGGTGCTTGTGCAGACATTTGTAACACAGTCTGATATTGAACAACACGTTGTGCCATAGTTGTGTTATTAGGATCGCTTACAGGTAACACTTCTAACATCTCGTAATCGGATTGTTTTGCTGCTACTTGTCCACGATGTGGTGCGTATTTATATTGCTTGGGTGCATACTCCGCCATCAACTCTTTGAGTAGTTTAAACTCTTGTTTCATAGAGTAATGGACGCGTGCTTGTACCGCCGCCATAGGTTTTAGTGTACGTTCAAGTATCGCAAGAGTTGTGCCAACAGGTGCATTAGCTGACATATCAGATATGTCCATATCACTTATAGCACCTAGACGTCTACCTTCTGTAGTTATCTGATTAAGTAACGCAAGTAGTGTTTGGCTTGGCTCTTTGTATGGCAACGGCATGATGTTGTCTTTTATCGCACCTGATGGTACGTCAACATCTTTCCATTCTCCCGGCTCTATCGGCGAGTCATCACCTTTGATTCGTAGCCCACGGGACTTTAGACCACCCGGAAGGTTGGATAATGTACCTGCGTCAACAAGTTGTCGTATGAGAGAGGTTCCAGCTCTAGCGTACCCCCCTATTATATGTATCAAACCTAGCCCATAGAACCCAAAACCCGGCACGTAGTTGTAATGCACGAAATGCTGACGTTTCATGTGCATGTCATCATCTTCGTCCCAGTTACGTCGTATGGCTAAAACTTGTCCTGTACCACGCTCGATAGTTACCACGTATGGTTTAGCTATCTCATCTTTGTCTTTATCTAGTTTATCTATAAACAGGTCAGCGTGTACTTCGTATATAGTGTAGCGGTCGTCATCACTTACAGAATACCCACCTTCTTCTGCTTTACGTTCTTCAATATCGGTATAGAATGATTTGGGTTCACCTAAGTCTTCATCAAGATAGAAACCCATGACTTGTAGTTTTCGTAACTCGTTCTTGGTTTTACGCATTACATGAGTAACACGCTCTGCTGTCTCGATAGTTGACGCACCATAAGGTACGATAACTTCTTCTGCTGGTATGTAGTGAGCACACACTCTGTCCATGTTTGGTTCGTAATAGACTTTCTTAAACGCAGACCCTGATAAGCCAAGACTGTAGAGTAGACGTTCATGCTCAGGTCTGTACTCCACCATGTTCTCAGTCAACTCATAATTCATATCTGCTCTTACACGTTCGGCAGCTTCTACTTTCTCTTCGTCTTCTTCACCTAATATCTTAGTCTTTACAGGCCCCGCGGCAGGAAATGTTTCTGCCATGGCTTCTGCTTGAAATCTTATGGCGGCTTCGGCAAGCACTGTAGAGTAAACACCACATGCTCCTTCCCATGGTTCTGTACGTTCTTCATATTTAAAACCAAGAACATCTAACCCTTCGACATAGGTATCTGCCCACTCTCTACGGCTATCTATATCACCTTGTACGTTTTCCATTATGTCAGAAGAAAGTTTTTCTAAGTCATCTTCATCTAACTTTTCAGCTAGGTTATCTTCAAACTTATTTTCTATTTCATCATCTTCAGGTATAAGTGTAATCTCTACACTACCATCACTTAACGTGACTTCTTCTGGATCAACAATTTCTATTTCTAAATCTGCGCCTTCAGGTAAGTCTTCGTCCATCATACCTTGTGGTGCTTGTAATATGCTTTTATCTACGGCCATGGTCTACTCCTAGTAGAATCTGTCGCCCCTACGCGACTTGAAATATTGTAATTCATCTGGCTCATCTGTTGGTAATCGTATGAACCCACCTTGTCTAAAACGCATCAACGCCATCACCGTTGAGTCAACTAAGTCATCATGACTCATAAATGGAAAACCTGCAATCTCATCTACAAGTTCTTCTGCCCATCTAGTTGGAGGAACCCAACATAACTGCGAAGCTACAATATCTGTGACAGAGTTTAGTCTAGCTAGTTTATCACCAGAACCACGATGTGGGGTATATTCTGATACAGGTAAACCCATTCTTCGCATCTCTTGGTACACAGCTGTACCCGCACTTTTCTTTTCTACAATAAACGCATCAGGATCCCACGAACTATATTCTTCCATACATAGTTCTTTTAACTCGGGAAACTCAAGTCTCTTTTTTATACTGTTCAACAGAATGATATTATACGCATCTGTTTCTTCATTTAGAAACACACCCCAAGTTGTTAATGCTGTGTAGTCTGCTCGGTTATGTGTTTCTGCTGCCGCGTCTAACGACATAATTATATATTCACATGCGGGTGGTCTTTCTTTACCCCACGTCTGCCACCACTCACGTTTTACTATCGACGCTTCTTCTGCTGTGGGTTCTTGTTGATACTGTGCATTCCATTGGAAATTAGGCATGGATGCTTTGGTACGTAACAACGCTTCTAAATCAAAAAACTCAGGCCACAGTGGTTTTTGTACCTCTTTGTTAGTCTTTTCGTCTATTACGTCTAATATAGCAGGAAACTCTACAACTTCAAACTGGTCAGCACGTTGATTTTGTGTCATATCACGTACTACACGTCCAGTTAGATCGTCCATATGCCATCTTGTTTGTATTATAGCTACTCTACCGCCGGGCATAAGACGTGTTCGAGCACCAAATGTGTACCATTCGTACGCTTTTTCAAACACAACAAAGTTTCCGTTGATAACATCTTGCTCTGAGTGCGGATCATCAATCAAAAGTAAGTCAGCACCACGACCTGCTAGTGCTGATCCCACACCACAGGCATAATATTCGCCTCCGACGTTCGTATTCCACCGTCCGGCTGACTTGGAGTCTACTGCAAGGCTAACTGTAGGGAATATAGCCTTATATTGGTCAAGACTAATGAGATTTCGCACTTTACGACCGAAATCTACCGCCAAATCGGTGGTATGGGATACCATCATAACTTTCTTACCCGGATTTCTACCTAAAAACCACGCTGGATAAAATATTGACACTAATTGTGACTTACCATGACGTGGTGGTATGTTGACACATATCCTATCTTTGTTTCCTGCCTCGATTGCCATTAACTGATCTGCCAATATGCGGTGATGTTTACCCACTATGAACTCAGGCATCATAGTTTTAGCAAATTCTATAAGATCATTGTACGCAGCCTCGTTTACTTTGCGGACTTCTAGCTCGTCCACAATTTTATTTATCTCAGTAAGCTCTTCATCTGAGTAAATATCAAGATTGTCCAGCATTGTCTGGACTTCTTCCTCTGTAAACGTATTAAGACTTTCCATGTTGACGTCGTATGGCTTCCTTTCCACGTTTTGCTATGGCTGCTTGTTTAGTTTTACCCTGTACCTTGGCTCTCTGCTCTAAAACAGTCAGTATCTGTATCTTTCTAGCGAACGGTTTGTTCACTTTCTTCACTTTAGCCACTGTAGCACGTGCATCTTTCTCGGTAGCAAACTTTATAGGCACTGTATCTTTAGGATTTTCGTCAGTATATAGCCTACGCCCCGAGCCTTTTGGTTTTTTGCCTGTACCTATCTTTGGGTCTTTCTTTTTTCTAGTCGTCGTCATACTGTATGTCCTCTTCTTTACCTAATTCTGCCTCAACATCTATAGGTTCTGCGTCGATTACCACCGCTTCTTCTATATCTTCGGGTGGATTGACCAATTTTTCTAACTTGCCACGTAGTTTTGCACGTAAATCATCACTAGATTGGTGGGTGATGGTCACTTCTGACTTCTCTGCAAACAAACCTACGTCAGAAACCTTACCCAAAAGCTCCAAAGCACGTATTCTTATCTTTGCGTCATTGTTTTCTGTCTCAAGAAGTAACTTATTAGTCACCAAATGTCGTATTTGAGTGGCACTTTCTACCACAGATTGACCAAATTCAGTCAATATGCTGTTAGTTAGCACTAACGACGCAGGTGTTAGCGTTGCCATGCGTTTGGGGGTGGCTTTCTTAGATGTATTTTCTGGGTTATCTGCATATGCAGTAGCTAAAGATGCCGCCGTATCTTTATCTTCTTTGGTGGGTTCTATGTTAAGACCATGTTCTGCAAGAAATAACGCAGAGTTAGCCGCCCCGTTCGCCGAAATTGTTAGGTCAGTGAAAGGGTTATCGTCCGTCATAGGGACATTTAGTTCAGGTTCTATAGCTAAAGCCATGTTTTTCCGCAGGTTATCAACCAGTTTTTAAAAATATAACACAAAAAATTTTTTTGTCTAGGTACTTAAAACACAAAGGGGGGTACTTTGTAAAGTACGGATTTTAAAAAAATCAGATTTATTTGAGAAAATTAATACATATACATATGTACTACACACACGCGTACAAGCGGGGCATAGGGGTGGGGTATGGTTGCCATATCGAGAAATGGTGAAACGTGATTAGATATAGTAACTGTCAGCAAATCTATTGTAATCTTATCTAAACTTGCTATCATGTGTTCCAAGTCAGAGCAAATCTGATTTATTTTTATTAATCTATTATTGGAGAATACTATGAAACAATTAAAGCTATTTGCATTTAAGTTATTCAAGCATGAAGTTCCCGATCTCAATGCAGTAATAGAGAAAAGGCACGCAGTCCCTAAGCTAGTTAAAAAGAAAGTACATTGGCTAAAAGAAGGGCTTCATAAACGTCACAATGATTACAATGACGGCTATCATTATGGTATTTATGTAATTGATACTGTAGATGGAAGTATACGAGATCAAGAGTGGCATAAAGACCCAGAGCTTAGAGATATGGTATTTAGAAACTATTATAAAGATCTTAGAGAAATTTAATTAACCTTAACGGACATGGACGTCCACAACATTGGAGTAAATACTATGAGTATTTCCAAAAAGAAAACCGTATGTCTTTCAGACATACCAATCCCGCCAGTATATGTGCCTCATGCACAGATGCTACTTGAGCAATATAAGAGACGGAATCTGCCAGACACGGCATTGACCGATCAATTAATTATGCAATTAGAACTCATGGTTGAAGACCAAGAGGATAAATATGTGCATAAAGTAAAGGCTAGAAAGAAATTGCTAGATGATAATGAATTAGCTGACCCACATCTAAGCCCTTATGCAAGAAAATTGTTATATAAAAAATTAAGACTTTAATTAACATTAACGGACAGGGACGTCCACAACATTGGAGAATATATCATGGGATATTTTAAAGACCTAGATATTAAAATGAAAGAAAAGGCAGAAGGCACAGTGCATGTGTTTTTTGACATGGACTGGGTGGCCACGTTCAGTGATGAAAAAACGTATGACGCTTGTTACGATCAGCTAGCAAAAATGGCTAAGATCAATGGTTGGACGTTAACTGAGTCTGTAAATGGTGGCGAAACAATACAATATAATAAGTGGACAAATAAAAAGTAACAGATTGGGAGGGCTTCGGCTCTCCCTTTTTTTGCTTTGAAACCAG